TTTAATCCAAATACTTAAAATCAGATAAGGGAATATGGACAACAGGTTCTACATCCTGCCAATCTCCACGATCAGTGCGACCACCAACAAGTACGGGCCAACTATAATTGAACGATGTATAACCTGTTCGGTCTGTCCACTTCACAACAAGAACACTATGTAATCCGCAGGCGTCCTGTAAATTTTTAGCCGCTGATACTTTCGCTAGAGAAAGGATGTATGTGCTGTATTTATCGTGAGTATTCTTTCTAATTTTTATTTCGCAAAATCCTGTGACTGCCTTACCAACCATCAGGCAGTAATCAAGGTGATATTGTTTAGGCAGTTTTTCAAAACGTAACGGCGACCAGTGATTACAAAAACTTGAAATTACACTCTGCTCGTTAATTAA